TACGCTTGGCTCCATGAACGCGGCTTTGTTTGCCTCAGCTTGCTCTCGAGGCAAGATCTTGCGTGCGCCATAGACTGGCTTAACCTTGTTTAGCCTATCTTGATATGGGTATGCGGACTCCACCTTTACGCTGGCTGGGGGTGCGGCAAGCTTCTCTGCCGCCATCTCAGCACGCACTTGATCAGCCAATGACATGACTTTTTGAGCGCCTCTGCTTGCCCTTCCACCCTTTGCCATGTGCGCAAGACCACCTTGAGCTTTGCTGAGCTTCTTGCCCTGCACGTCGGAGCCTTTGGGCGCAACAAACAACTTCTCATACACATCATGCGGATTGCTTTTGCCAATGCGGACTTGGCCAACCACGTCACCCACACCAAACAGGTCGCCCCTACTCCTTGGGCGTAACGTTGGGTTGGCGCCAGTGCCTGTGTTGTATAGCTCTGTGGGGCTGGCGTACTCAGTTGCCAAGCCGTATTTGTGACCTACGTCACCTTTTTCAATTGTTGCAATAAAGCTCAGGTCGTTGAGCAGTGGATCGCCGCCCTCGGGCTTGAACAGTCCCTTGCGAACCAAGTTGCTCTTGGTGTATGAGCCAGTCTTGGGGTTGAGCACCTCAAGTCCTGACTGACCTTTTGCTGACATCATGGGGCGGTTGGTCGTTGGGTTGATAACTACGCCTAAGTCATCCATGATGCGAGAGTCGAGCACCTCGCCAGTGCGTGGGTCAATGAACGCGCCTGACGTGAATTCCTCGCGGCCTTTGCCAGTCTGTTGCAGGACGCGCTCAATAAGCTTCTGCTGGTTAGGAAACTTGTCAGGTTGCAGGAACCAACGGTTAGGCACTGGGATGATGGGTGAGCGCCCCTCCTCTCCCACCTTTGACACCATGTTACTGACTTGCCCGTACTGCTTTTCAGCCGCCATTTCGGCGCGTACTTGATCGGCAAGACTCATTATTTTTTTGGTGCCCTTAGCGACACCGCCTTTAGCCATACCTGATTCGGGAATAGGTGGCACGCCGTTGTCGTCTAGGGCCTTGAGCATGATGTTGATGTCATCTTGAAGCAGGTACTTAGGTACGTGATAGCCCTTGGACTTGAGCCACGCCTCCTCATGCGCGTCGAATACTGTGCTTTTTTCTTTTAAGCCAGCGTTGTGCAGTTCATCAATGTATGAATAGTCCCCTGTGTTGGCAATGTCAGCCATCATGGGTTGATACTTCTTGACCAATGGCGCATCTTGTTTGCCCTTGATCTGCTTGATGCGAGGGGGCACTTTGGCTTGTGCCTCCTTAAACTGGGGCGAATGTCGAATGTTGTAGCCCGTATACCCTGAGGCATCCACGGCCTGCTTTTCTGCGGCGGGCAACAGGTTGTACCAGTCGGTAGGGTTTAACTCTTCGGGCAGGACTTGCAGGGTCGCATGCGACTCGCCCCTTGGGTCGCGCAGGGACAGGATCCTTTGGCCCTTTTTGTACACGTCGTCGCAGTAGGTGCCTACGCAGTGTCCCATGATGTCGCCCTCGTGCTCCAAGGCCTCTTGCACTGCGATGTAGTTGGGGTTGTGGATTGTTTTTTTGCCGCTGGGGTCTGTGTACATCTCGCCTACGGGATCAAATGACCAGCCCTCAGGCAGTGGGGAGTCTTTGTTGGCGCTGATCTCCATCCACTTGTATCCGCTGGGATACTCTTTATGGAGCTTGGTAGCGGCATTATTTTGCATGGCGCGGAGTGAATTCTCCTGCTTGCGCACCCTCTCATCATGTACGCTCTTAACCGCGTCAGCCACGCTGACTTTGTTCAATTGATCAGGGCGAAGTTCACCAGCCTCCACCCTTCGCTCAATGTCCCCGAGCAAATCTTGAAATCCAAGCTCAGGCTCATGGTGGTACAGCATTACCTTCTCGCCTTCGGGAAGATCTTTCATCCACGGGTTCTTTGCGTGTGCGCCGCTATGCAAATCTTGAGGAAGCACTGAGCGCAGACTATTGTCTGAAATTGTTTCCCATGCTTTAGCCTCAGGGCTGGTTGCGACGCCTGACAAAGGAAATCCCGCCCTTTGCCGTTTTTTTACTACTGATTGAATTACGTCATAGTCAGGATTTTGAGCATGTTTTGGCAAATGCGTAATGCCTTGTTCGGCCAGTGCGCGTACAGGATCGTTGGGCGAACCCATCTGTTTTTTAACGTAGTTCTTGAGATTACTATCAACCCATTGGCGCTGGGCCAAGCGTTTCTCAAGTTCTTTTTCTAATGTTTTTACTTGCTCAATGGCAACAGGGTCTCCTTGCGCGGCACGCTTACGGGATCCGTTGAGCGCATCCTCAAGCATCTTTTGGTGATTCGCAGACAATGCTTGATCCTGCATATCCGCTAACTGAATCTCTAGATTACCTTTTGTCCACTGCCCAGTGCCCTCGCGCATGATGTTCAATGGCGATGCGGTCTGCTCAAACTGAGCGCCCTTGCCTCTGCCCATGCTGTTCTCTACCTCGCCGTAGATCCCCTTGAGCTTCTTCATGCCGCGCATCACACCACCCTTAGCCATGCTGGCTAAGCCGCCCTTCTTCCTGCCAATCTTTTGCAGGTAAGTCAGGTAGTCCTCGCTGACAAACTCGCTTGGCGCACCCATTGACAGGGCGCGGGCATTGACTACGTCATTGGGCTTGTAGCCCTTCTTCTTGATAAAAGTAGGCGCGGCTTCTCGGATTGTTGGCATCTCATACATGACGCCCATGTCGGTGCCAGTCGTCTGATGCGGGAACGCAAAGTTGAGGTCGGGTCGGTAGACCACACCACCGTCTAAGGTGAACAGGCGCGGGCCAACACTGAAGTTGGGTAGGCCCTCCAGCATTGGCTCTGTCTCACGCCTCAGTATGCTGTCCATCTGTGCAGGGTCTTTGTACTCGACGTTGGGGTTGGCTTTTTTGAAGTCCAGCTTTTTCATGGGGCCTTGCACCCCCACACCCATCAAAGCATTGCTGATGGCACTGCGACGGTCAAAGGTGGTAGCCGCGCTCATTGCCTGAGGGTCGGTGACATCAAAGTCAGATGGGAACAGCAACGTGCCACTCTTGCTCCTTGCCTCACGTATGCGCTTATTTATCAAATTGATCTGCGCAGGATCAATGAGGTTTTGTTGGCTTGCCGCCTGCACGTTTTTAAGCGCGTCCCTGACCACAATGCTGTTGGACTTGTGCTGGTCGGGTGAGCCGATGTACGTGGTAAACACCGTCTTTTCAGGATCACCCAACTTGGCTTTGCGCTTAGCTATCTCCTCACTGCCAAAGCCCCATGACACGTTGGCGTCTCTGTGCTTGGGTGAATAGTGCTGTAAACCCGAGAAACCAAAGCCACCCATGTTCTCGCCTTTTACGCGTGAACGGTCAGTCTCGGTAAAGTAAAGGGTCTTGCCTTCAGAGCCAGTGTTGCCAAGCGCCTCAGACATGCGCATGGTTGGCTTGGCGTTTGGGTCAGCGTAGTGCACGCCTGCCTTGTACGCCTTCTCAGCCGCCATCTCGGCTCTGACCTGATCAGCCAGCGACGCTACAGCCTTGGCTCCTTTGCCTTCTTGCAGGATCTTTAATGGGTTAGGCGGCATAGGGGTTCACCCTCTTGGGTTTGTAGAAGTCAACGTAATCGTCGTCGTCATCATACAGAGGAGGTGGGTCAATGTCGAGCCATCCCATGTCCTTGAGGATGCGGAGAACCTGCGTGGTGGTGTCAACGTAGTCGTCGTGCGCTGAGTCAGGGAATGAGCAGATCTGAGACAGGAAGCCCTCTGCCCATGACTTGACCATGTTGGTGCGGCTCTCGCTCTCGGGGAGCCACACACGCCCAGCGGCAATGATGGCGGCAGAGATCTGTAGCCGTTGCATCTTGTCGGCGCGGCCCGGGTTGTAGGCCCTGCAAGGCAACCCCGCACGGGCCAACTCTTGTATAAGACTGATGCCTGCCGCCTTGTCTTCGATGACCATCAGGTCAGGCTTCTTGGCCTTCTTGCCCTCGCCATAGCTGGTGTAGAACTCATCTATCACCCTTGGCTTCAGGTCAGGGAAGCTCAGGTGCTCAGCCCATGCGTCAATGAGCAGGACAGACATGGGGCCATCCAGTGGCTTGAACACGCCCCACACGGTGCAGGCGGTGGGGTCGTTGTGGGTCTTCTCGCTAAAGGCGCAGTCCAGCGACATGACAATGAACTCAAAGTCAGGGAACGGGTTGGGGTGGCCGTCCTCAGTGAACGCTGGCCATAGCTTGAACATGGAGCGGTTGACCACCTTGCCATCCTCAAGGTCGACCAACTGACCGAGCACCTCCTGATCATAGAGCTTGGATCCACGATACTGCTCAAGTTGATTAGCAAAGCTTGGCGCCAAGTTGGCCATGTTGGCGTAGGTGCTGGCGCGGTCAACCACCACGTCGTCACCCTCTCGACCCACTAGGTCAATGATCAAGTCCTTGGGCTTGGGCGTTGTTGTGGCTATCACCCTTGGCTGGTGACCAAGGCGCAGACCGAACATCATCATGTCCCATGCGTCTTGCAGGTACTGGAATGCCGCAAGCTCATCACACCATGCAAAGTGAAACTGAGGGCCACGTAAGCGCTCATAGCTGTCAGCGCTGATACCCCTGATGCTGGAGCCATTGACAAGCTCAATGACATGATCCTGCTTGTTGTAGTTGGCCACAAGCTCCTTAGGGATATTGGCAAGCAAGCCTGACACACCCTCGAAGCAGGTGAACTTGACGTCCGAACTGGTGGGGGCTAGGACGAGCCCACGGCTGTTGGGGTGCGTCCAGCACCACCACCATAAGGCGTGGCTCCCTGCGTGGCTCTTGCCCGCTCCACGCCCAGCGAGGAGAAGCCATACTGTCAATCTTGCTGTAGGTCAGGCGGGATCTGATAGGGGTGAGCGCTGTTGACCCACTCCATGTGCTTGATCATGGCTAGGCGGTCAAGAGGCCCGAGGCCCTCAAAAGCCGTAGCCGTCTCAGCGTCAAGCAGATCCAGCACGGGTCTTTAGCTCAGCGTTGCGCAGTAACTCGAACAGGCGGGTCACGCCAGTGTCTTCGGTGGATACAGGCGGTTGGCCAGCCACGCCATGTACGCCGATCTTCTCGCCATACTTGGTGGGGTGAAACTTGGCCAAGAGCTTGAGGCGGGTCTCGATCTGAAGCTTACGGTGGCCTAGCATGTCCTCAATGGTGGTAGCCGTGCCCTCGTCAGTCATCACCTGCTTCTGACCGAACTGGATAGTGTCAGCAATATGCAAGCATTCCTCAGCGATTGCGTCATAGCCAATGTCACGCGCACGCGCGATGGATGCGGCTAGTTCGGGGTCGCGCCCCATCCAATCGTAAACCGTTCTCCAAGCAGGGAAGCCAGCGTTCTCTCTGCATATCTGTCTTAACGGTATTCCCTCACTTAGTTGTTCGCATATCTCCCTTGCTACATCGGGATCATATGTGCTTACGTTTCTTGGGCGTTTTACCGTTTGGGTTTTTTTGGCGGGCGCGGGCGCGGCTACTTTGCGTGGCTTTGCGGCTCTTGGCTGTGATGCTGACGTTTCAGGCATGATCCCTATTCCGATGTAGGTTGCAGTGCCTGATTTTACTGCTTTTTATCCTTCTTGTGCAAGAACATTTGACGTTCGCGGATCGCGTCAATCTCAGCCCAAAGCTTGATGCCATACGGGTGGTCAGACTCGTAGCCTCCCACCTTTAAGGTCTCATAGCAGTCAGCCAATGCATGTGAAAGCTCATTGGCGCCATAGTTGGCAAGCCTCATGCGGGCCTGCTCGGTAAAGTGTTGGTGGTTCACGCGGCCACCTCTTCTAATTGCTTAACAAGCTTGGGGCGCTGGATAACGGTTT